TTCTATGTCTTTGTTGAGTTCGTCGTTTGAGCCATAATATTCGCGCCAGTCACTTTCTTTTGTTCCCCGGCGTCTGTTTTTCCTACCTTTAAGGGGTGGCTTGCTGGTTTTGAACCGTGCAAGTTTCTTCCCGATGTATTTACGATTATTTGTCAAATTTGTTATCAAATAGACAAATCCAACGCAATCCTCAGGTAGTACTTCTATTTCATTAGATTCAAATAACCATGACATTACACGTAGTTATGCTTGATAATCTAACGCACAATAAAAAGTTATTTCTTCTATGCAAGTGTTATCTTGAGTCTGTGTAGCATACTTGATAAAATTTGAAATGTCTACCAGGTTTATTCCGTTACCAGTCCAATTTGGTCTGCTACGACTTAGTTCTGTATCTAATCTGTCAGGGGTGATGAGAGTGGTCCTGAAAGGTACTGTGTTTTGCTTAAATGCTTGTGTGCCTTGTTTACTAGCATGTGCTAATGCGGCTTTGCTGACTCTATATGTTTCCCAACGTGGTTCCGGGGCAACAATACTCTGCTCACCTACACTACCGATATTAAAAATATAACCTGATTTGTTATGTTTTTTCCATGTGTCGTAAATTTTTATATACAAGTTGGCCTGGCCAAAGTTAGCCCAATCTTCTTGTGGAGGACCATCAAATGCGTTGTTGATAACTACATCATACTCTACACTGCGAGCCGCAATATCGTCTATGTTTTTTGTAATATCAAATCCGTCAGCTCTACTGATCCCGTCGGCAGTATCAAATTCCTCTACCAGGTGCTTGCCTAATCCTCTATTGCCGCCTGTTACTAATATTTTCATCTAAGATTACCTCCTTGGTCCCAAACCTTTGTTAAACGTTTACCGCAAGTCATTGCACATTCAAATAGCCTCTTGCCTGTGAAACTACTGTGCAAGTCTTGCCAAAACTTGTTGTTGAATATGTCTGCTAAACTGTTGTTTTTAATAGACAAATTGTTTAATCCGTAATGATCTAAGAATTCTTTAACTTGATTAGGCTGTCCACTGAGTGCATTAGCCCTTGGTAGTGTATCTGTATTGTGAAATCTTAAATCATACAAATTGTGATTAAAAAAGTTACAAGGCAACACAACGCCTTCTGCATTTACTGCCACCTTGTTGCCTATTTCTGCATCACACTTAATTTCTGTTTTAGCAAAATAATCCTTAATATCCGGATACTCTGTCTTTAATCTAGTCAAACCCAGCATACTGTTGTTTCTGTATTGCTCTTGTGTAGGCAACTCTAGCTGGTATGCTACATCATCCTTGCTATTATACACAGGCCAACTGTTGAATTCAACCAGATTTTTATGATCAAAGAACCGCCCAGTTTTGCGCACCAGTATGTTGAAAAAACCGTACTCTTGTGCTAGTTGCTTTGCTTGTTCAACTTGATGTTCGTTGTGTTTAAACACAATGTAGTTCCACTGTGCTCTTCCGCCGCGGTCAATAAACGCTCTAGCATTACGTATAACCTTACTATAGTCTACATTTCTACGATACAAATCTAGTGTATCACTTAGACCATCAATGCCAAAGTCTATCTGACCGTAGCCTGCCATTATATCCGCTACTTCTTGCCAATAGTCTTCATTGTGTACACCTCCGTTAGTGTGAAAGTATAACCATAGCGTTGGATTTTTTTGTCTAAAAGTTCTCAGTATGTCCAAGAACTTAGGATGCATAATGGGATCACCGTAACTGCCGCAAAAGAATACTTGTCTTAGTCTTTGGCATAGATCTTCGGAAAATGCACGATCCAATATGTCAGCGTCTAAATGCACCAATGGCATATATGGATTTTTTCCGTAACCACAGAGATTACGTGGACATTGCGGACAAGCCGCATTGCAGTATGTGGTTATTTCAATTTGATACTCGTCGACAGAATTATAAGTTAACATTAGTGTTCATCTAATTTGGGAGGTGTTCTTCCTTTAAGGGTAGCAAGTATACTAAGAAATTCATCATGTACCCTTGGCTGATTGTATTGTAACTCTTTGGTAGCATAATGCAGTTCTATTCTACGCCTGGCACGTTCGCTATAATTTAGTGTAGGATTGGATGGTGTAGTCCATTGTGATTCTCCGTAAACCTCCGTTTCGTTTTCTGAGCTAACAAGAGGCAATGTGTGCCTGAACTTTACATCTAACGGGCTCCCTGGGAGTATTCCTGTAGTAAATCCCCATCTAATTAGTTTGATAACCTTAGACAATCCGTATTTTTGATATTTTTTGAGATATTTCAAATTGATTTGGTGATCATCGATAGTTTCAGTGGGATAGCCAACCTGCATCAAAAAAGTATTCTTAATTCCGTACTTTCCTGATGCATATAAATGGAAGTCAATATCTTCATTTGAAAACTTTTTACCCATATGATATCTAACAGGCTCACTGAATGTTTCTATACCAACAATTATATCTTTACCGCCGGCTAAACTCATCAAGCGATAGTCTTCTTCTGTGAATTGTTTTGCTGGCCTACAGATAAAATCTCCCAAGTATGTTAATTCTTTTAAACTAGGATACTTTTTGTGTGCAGATACTAACAGTTGGTTAAGTTTTTTAAATTCTGACAGACTTCCGTTGATCAGATTGTCAGTGAATTCAATATGCATAGTACCATAGTTTAAATGATGCTGTAGTATTTCTTCAAATATATGTTCCGCACTTCTATATCTAAACTTATCCCAAATAAACTTTACGTCACAAAAACTACAATCACGAACGCAACCTCTACTACCTGTAATGTAAGTACTAATTACACCAGTGTGTAAGTATTGTTGTGGTAGTATTTTATCATAGCAAGCAAACGGCATGGTATCTAGGTTACTAATCTGGTGTTTGTGACTGGTGTTGACCCAGGTGTTATAATTTAGTATATATTCTTTGAAACTTGCTTCTGCTTCGCCTAATATATAAGCATCTATTAGCTTGTTTTCTAGAACAACCTGGTAGAAAGGTCTATTATTGTTATCTTTGTCTGAAAAATCAGTTCCGTGTCCCCCTACTACAATTTTACTATTGGGATACGCCTGTCGTAATAACGGTAGTACCAAATGCGCACTGCGTATTGTTTCGTATGTAAATAAACTTACTGCAATAATACTAAAGTGCTGTTTTGGTAAATGCTGTACTACTAAATCCTTAAATCCCTGCAGTATCTTGTCAGAGCACTCTGTTGAAAAATAACTAAGCCAGTCCTGAAACTCCCTCCATTCCTCTGACGTTGCCGCTCTTATGGTCTGGAGGTTCAAGTCGGCAACTTCATAGTCCGCATCAATACTTTTGCAGATACCAGCAAGTCCGGCAATTACTGCTGGTGCTCTTTCTGCATCCTGTCTTGGCAAATTAACTAGTAATACTGTATCCACGACTCTCCAGTATCTGGTGTATTTCTGGCAATGCTGAGCTTTCTTGATTGTAACCAAGGTACTTCTGCTCTGCTTCAGAATCAGTATGATTCTTTATGTACTGTAAATCCAAGTTTTTTATAAACTCGTAATACCAATTGAAAAAGTCCTTGGGGAACTGGTACACCAAATGTCCGTTTAGATATAAACTGTCCGATTTTAAACGATCTACATTACCGTCTGCACAGTCTGTGGTACATAATATGTTATTCAAGAGTATATCATCTACCCACAGATTATTTACTTTTAACCATTTATCTGCAACAATTTGGTTATCCATTACCACTGTGTCTCTATCTGTTTTGTTTTTGTGAATTATCTTGACAACTGTGTCTTGTGAATTATCAACAGTATATTCTAATAGATTTTTCTGGGTTAATGTTTGGTCCGTAACCTGTTGATCATTGATGCACACTTCAACTGAAGGTCCTTGATTATAAACCAATCCGCACTCAATTTCAAAAGTAATTTTCATAATTCCCGTATGTTTTTGAAGAAATTTTTTGCGTCGTCTAGTGTTTGCTGACTACTTTTAAAGATGGTATCGTCAAGTTGTGGGCCTTGTTTGCGCTCGCGAATTATCCAATCAGTAAAAGGAGCAAAAAATTTATATCTCCAAGTTCCATTGTGGCCCAGATACAAGTTAGGGCAAATACTGTCTGGTAACTCCTGCATATCCTCAACGTAACTTAAACTGTATACTGGCCAGAATTCTCCTGTGTGCAATTCTCTATCAGTTAGTTTAATTCCATCAATGGCCATAGTATCAATATTAATAAATTTATCTACGAGAATATTACCTTGATCATCTAATACATGATCTTGATCTGTCTTTCCGTGATGTACAATCTTAAGTTCGTGTTCGCCGGCATTTAAGTCAATGACTCTGGAGAACTGGTCAACAGCAGATCCTTCGTACAACACAACATAGTCGTCAATTAATATTTTAACATTGGGGTCGCCTAGTTTTCTACCTACATTGAATCCAATATCTAAACTAACTTGCACTAGTGTATTACTCCTGCTAGTTTGTGTAATCTTGTGGTATAGTTATCCATTAGTAACTTCAATTGATCATCGCCTTTCCAGAAAGTATAACCTAAACTAGTAGCATACTCCTGTGCTTCGATTCTGCGCATAATACGCTCTTTATAGGTCAAAGTTGGGTTTGTTTCGCAATGCCAATCTGGGCCTTGCGGTCTATTACCATTTGTGCCTACTATGTTTAGTTTTGAATAATCTGTGTAAATTGGCGATCCTTCTTCAATGGTTAATGTTGTGCCAAGGTTAACACCAATTACAGTCCCGTCAGCAACATAAGGCTGGTAACGTTTTAACATTGTTAGTGTTTCGTTAAAGTCGTCTCTGGTTTCTGTGGGAAATCCTACAATCAGTAACAAGTACACAGTGATCCCGTACTTACTAAACATTTTCATATTATAATCTAAGTCAGCGTTGTTAAAGCCTTTACGCATGTCTGCCTTAACACGATCACTCCCGGACTCGACGCCAATTACCATACATTCAGCACCTGCTGATCCCATAAACTTAAAATCTTCTTCGGGCATTATTCGTTCACTACGAACAATGTAATGACTGCTGTATTTAAAGTGTCGCTCTGGTAAATTGTTTTGTGTGTAGTAATCCATTAAGTTATGATTAAACAACTTAAAGTCTTTTACACTACCGTTGCATAATGCGTCGTGAAAGAAAAAGTCTTTCACTTGATACTTTTCGTAGTAATGTATTAGTTCGTTGCTGAGTTTAGTACCGTTTTTGTACCTAAACTTTCCGTGCCAAGTTGGGATATCGCAAAATACACAATTTCGCACACAACCTCTGCTAGTCTCTACAGGTAACACACCTTGTTCGTACCCACTGTGATATCGTTTTATATCAAAGTCTGAGAAGTCCAAGAAACTGTGCGAGTTAACATCACTTCTATCTGCTAAGGTATCTGTATCAATACCCGGTGTATCAAACTTTCCGTCAATTATCGCAGGGATAGTGGTTTCAGCCTCGCCTCTGATCCAGTGCGCAATTAGCCCTTGCGCCTTCATTTCGTGCGCAAACTCAGGCTTGCTAGAATAACTTCCGTTTTCTTCTTTAGTCATGCCCTGCCCACCAATAATCGCAGGTATATTACTTTGTGTTTTCCACAATGTTAAGAAGTCTCTAGTAAATCGTTGTGCTTGCCAAGTAAACACACTTATAAAAAGATATTGCGGATTAATCTGTATAATCCGATCAACCCAGTCTTGCATCCATTCTGTGTATGCAGTTTGGTCATGTTGATCAAGTTGATTCAGATGATTAAAGAAATAGTCATCGATTGTGTTATAAGATTGTTCCGAAAAACGACTTCCGAATTGGTCGTGAAAATCTAGATTAATATCCAGTACCTGACTTTCTAGTCCTTTACTTTTTATTATACTTTTTATTATAGCCGGAGCCGCACTTGGTCTCAGCGCCGCTACCCGGGGAACGGTAAGTATTACAGCAAACATTATCCCATTTCAACATCATTACTATAGTTAGTAAATCCATTTTCCTTTATTACAGTTAACACATTGTTAACACGCCCTGCTAGTTCATCTTTGTGTGATACTAACCACACACTGCGATTACCTTCACGTGCCATCTTTTTAAGTATTGCTAAACTGTTTTCAACACCACTAGCATCCATGCCAGTGTCAATTACTTCGTCGATAAACATCAAATTGATCTGTTGATATAAACTTTCCCACACATCACGGAATGCCCAACTCATACTTAGTATCAGTCTGTTGCGCTCACCCCTGCTTAGATTATCAAAGTCAAGTTCTCTACCCAGTTCCTCGATGCTTACTGTTAGATCGTTATTAAACTGCACAGTATGCGGAAGTCCGATCCTATCCAAGTACTGTATTAGTCTTGTGTTGAGATAGCTTAGATTTTGATCTATAATGCGCTTACGTATAAAACTGTCCTTGTTTGTTAACAGTTTCAATAAGAAATCTTGGTGTTCCTTTACATTAGTTAACGAGTTTATTTTAGCATAATCAACTTCTTGTACTGCTTGTATTTCCATTTCAGTAATCTGTTCTTCATAAGGATCAGATTCTGCTAATTTTGTTTCAAGTTGATTGGTTAAGTTTTCGATTGTGTTTTTATGATTGATTGCGTCTTCTTTTGAGTCGTAGAACACATGGGGGATTGGCCCTGGGTCGCCGAGCTCTGCAAGTTTGTCAACTTGAATTTGTACTTTTTCTTTACTTTCATTGTGTTGCTGTTCCGTTTCTGCTAGTGTTGCTCGTTTCTTTTCTAATACTTCTAAATGCTTTTCGTCATGTATTTCTTGCCCACATGCATAACACTCATGCTTTTCCAACTTGGCAATCTCTGAAGTTAAACTCTTAATATGCTTCTCTAATCGTGTAGATTCTTGTTCTCCTGATACACGCCAACGATTTGCTTCGCTTATGTCCTTGGATACTGCACCGTGCTTATCCAGTGCATCGTGTGCAGACAGCTCTGCTTCAATGTCTATACTGTCCAAGTTTTCAAGAGCTTTGGCCAACTTATCAATTTCTTCTTGTTTTTTGTTTTTCCACAAGGTTTGCCTGCGACGTGTTGCCTCCACTTGCTCTTGTACACGCTCGTTAGCCTCTTGCACTGCTTTGATACGATATTCTTCTTCTGTGATATCGCTTTTGGTTTGTTTGTTTTGTTCCTTGAGGGTGTCGGCCTTTTCACTTAGCATGGTAATGCCCAGTAACTGCTCAATAATAGTGCGTTGATCGTTTGCACGTAGACTTAAGAAAGGCTCTGTATATGTATTTAGCGCCACAATGTGTTTGAACATGTCGTGACTCATGTTCAACATGCGCTCTATTTCTGCTTGTGTTTCCCTTGAATCACCTTGTGACTCATCTGTAATCTCTTGCTCTTGCCCACCAACATAAAATGCCACAGTGTTTGGCTTACGTCCACGTTCAATTTTGTAGTCAACACCTGCATTTTCAAACTCAATAGTGACCAACATGTTTTTGGCGTTGGTCTTGTTGATTAAATTGTCTTTACGTATTTTAGTCAGTGCTTCGCCGTATAGTGCATAACTTAGCGCATTAATAATTGTAGTCTTGCCTGTACCATTACGTGCGCCAGTATCGTCGCCACC